AAAATTATCTCTTATATTACTAGCACTATACGGACGACCAAGATCATTAGCTACAACATCAACTGCAGTCTCTTGCGGATCAGAAACATCTAATTCTAATCCTTCTTTTTCAGCCCACGACTGCGCAGACGTCCATCGTTTCCAATCGTTATCTTTTTTACTAGCACCTAATATAACAGTAGTACCTGGGTCAAGTGTTTTTAATGATTCATACGCAGCTGTAACAGGTGATGGAAACTCAGAAATACTAATTGTAACATTATTAAGAGGCTGTGAATACAATTCAAATATTTGTTTAGCTACTGCCGGTGTAATTAATTTACCATCCTTAGTTCTTCTCTCACTCTTAGCTGATGGTGCTGAAATTAAAACATGAACTTGACCTTGAGGGTATGTTTCGCTATATTGTTTGACCATTTCATAATGGCCTTTATGAGGAGGCTTAAAACTCCCGGGGACAAGAACAACTACTCTGTCGTTTTTTTTTAAGTCTTCGATAGAAAGCTTACTACGCAAGTCACTTAATTCAAAATTTTCAATAAGACTATCTATCCTAGAATCAAACCCTTCCGCTAAGCCATAATCAACAACAACCTTCCGTAAAATCTTAGCAATTTCTTTTGCGTTTTCCGGTTGTACATCTTGTGTAATTGCTGTTCTCTCTGCATCTGTTAAACTAGCATTATCTAAATCTACAAATAATGCTTTACGTGCTAGATTAACATAAAATGTTTCACCCTCTGTAGTTAAAGGTTCTGCTTCAGCAGAAGGTTCTTCTCCTTACGCGAGGCTATCTGGTGTTGTAGGTTCAAATTCTCCACCAGTCTCAGGACCTTGCTTAGGTACAAATTCATCACCCTCAGCTTCAATCACTTTACCTACAGGCTTATTACTCTGCATCGCCACTGTCGCTAACTTCTTACCGGCTGCCATCGTGGCTTTTTTTAGACCTTGCAAAAGCTTTTTCTGTACTGATGTAGGTTTTTTTGTTGGATCAGCCTTACCAGCGACCTCAGCGGCCTTCGCAGCAGCAATAGCTGCCTGCGTACCTGCTTGGGCTTGCTGTGTTTTAGTTAATGCTTCATCAACAATTGACGTGAACTTGCTCATTATAATTATTTATAGGAGAGAAAGTTTATTTCTTATGTCTTCGAAGTATGTTTTGTCTAAAAACGTAAGATCGTACTTCTTACAAAAATATTGAAGTTTATTAAAATAGAAATCTCTAGCTTGATTCTTTCTTAATTTTGTATTTAAAACTATACAGAGTTCATCACGAAAACCATCACATTTAACCCTTTTCTTAAAATCAGTAAATGAATATGGTTCTTTTAATGTTATCACAGGAAACTTTTTACTAAAAATATCTAAAAATGATACATATAATTTATTTAACTCGTTACTCGTATCAAAGAATATAACGGGTTTATACTTTCTATTATACTTTTTTAATACCTCGCATGTATAATATATAAAATAATGAAATACATATTTTTTATGGTGGCTATTATTGATTTTTATCTCAGAATCGAATTCTGATATTTTGGAAATCGATTGATTATGTACAAACTGTAATACAGGTGTAAAGTTTACTGCCTTAAAAAATGAATCAGGTACTCTATAACTTAAGTTTTTGTGCTTCGTTAAGCTTTCTAATTCCATTTGCATTATTCTTCCAAAAGTCTGTATAACTAGTTATAATATATTTGTCATTATACCGCAAGTGATTTTTAAATCGGAAATAATAGGACAGCTTTGTAGGAAATAGTATATAACTACCTTTTCGAGTTACTTTAATAACTAAAAACCAATTATCTTCGCTTTCAGCTTGTTGAATCCATTTGTTTAAGGTTTTATTGTCTGTAAAGCATTTATGATAGTCAAATGTTTTATAGCTTTTACACTCAATCTTAAAAGAAGACATGCACGGAGGTACCATAATATCTCCATCCATCATACGCTTTTGATCTTCCGTTAGTCGATCAAGTCGGTGAAAATTAGCGCCTCCAGTATAGGCTCCGGAATTTGGAACTCTAATAAAATTTTCATTAAACGTTTCACTTAAATCTTTAGCAACATCACGCTCCCAACTGTTCCCTTTTTGCTTTGCGGCACTAGGCATTATATAATTATATACTATCTAGCCAGATCTTGCAAGTTAATAAATTTAAGAACTGCATCTTTAGGTATTTTCTCAGTCCAATAATTACCTTCATCTGCAGGATTTAATTCTGGTAATTTATCTCTATCTAATACTAATAAATAACCTCTACCGGTTTTTTTGTATTCATGAAACGCAAACCTACCTGCTAATTGAATATCATCTGAAACGTATGAACCGGTTATACCTTTACGTGTATTACCAACACCTCGAGATACTACAAAACCATTTTTAATTAAATTTTTATATTCTGCAGAAGATATACCCCTATAAGCTTCGTTGGGATTATTTTGTAATTTTGCAATATTAGCAACTATACTTTCTTGATCTTCTCCTTCTGGTGGAAATAAGAGATAATCATATATTGACTTACTTTCGTTTAGTTTTTTTTTACTCTTTTTTTTCTTCTTTTTAACTTTACCTTTGCGTTTTATAGTAACTCCTAATACTTTAGGTAATCTACAATCCTCAGGTGCATATGTATCACCATCTGCGTATTCTCCTCCACCTTGGCCACCTCCCATAGCCATACCGACTGAAGCCATTGTATTATCTGCTATATACTGAGCTACTGCTTCATCGAATAATCGCATTTTAATTATTTAGTTGATTTATGCACAAATGTACTATAATAAATAAATGGATGTTGGTGATATTATTAATCAATACCTCGAGGAGGCGAATCTAGATACCGATTTAGATCGGTTAGAGGTTATTAACACTCAAGAAAGACTAGTAAACAATAAGCATAAATGGTCAGCTAGGCTTATTAATCATAAGATAAATTTAAATAATCTTAAATTTAAAAAAGAATCTGCATTAGAAGATAAAGTTACAGAATTTCAAAATACAGAACCCGTTAGAGTTAGTAGATCTATTGCAGAAAGAGCAGTACGCAATAAAAAAGAAATTAGAGCTTTAGACGTAAAAATAAAAAACGAACAACTCATCATTGATTATCTAGAAAATATATATAAAAATATAAGCTTCGCTACTAATGATGTTAAGAACTTAGTAGAACTTATGAAGCTAGAAACTCAATGATTGCTCTTGAATACCACTCAACTTCTCATGTTATAATAGATGGTCCTGAACTCAATATTATAAGAGAACATTTTAGTGTAAAAAATGAAGCTGTTCATTTTCAACGGCGCTTTGGGAGATTTGTACCTCCACGAACATACGTTATAACCAATCAAGGAAAAGTTGAAATTGGTCTACTAGAAGAAATAATTCAATTCTGTGAATCAAAAGATATCCAATTTACAATTGAAGATAAGATTAAAAATATCTTATATCCTTCTTTAACTAAAAATAACGTTACACCATACGATTTAAATTTACAATTAAGAGATTATCAACAAGATATAGTTGACAAATGTATTGGTTCCGGGAGAGGTACTGTTATATTAGCTACTGCAGGAGGTAAAACACTTACAATGGCGAGCTTGTTGGAGTTTTATTATAAAAATTATAGTAAGAACTTCAGATGCTTAGTTATTGTACCAGACTTAGGTCTCGCAAATCAAACAAAAAATGATTTTGAAGAATATAATACATCATTCTCTACATCAAAATGGACAGGTAAAGATAAATTAGATTTATCTACAAATGTTATAGTCGCGAATTTAGGTATACTACAAAGCTCTAAGCAAGACATATCTTGGATCGAGCATATTGATGTGTTAATTGTAGATGAAGTTCATAAAGTAAGGAGAGGTAATAAAGTAAACAAACTCTTCAAAGCAGTTAAGACACATATTCGATTTGGATTCACTGGTACATTACCTCCAGATAATTTAGATAAATGGAATATTTTTGGTAAAATAGGTCCTCAATTATATGAGAAAATGGCTCATGAATTGAGAGTTGACAATCATGTTGCACCAGCTAAAGTTCATGTATTAGAACTAAACTATAATACACCTACAGCAGAAATATATCACGGAACTAATAGTAATGCGTACTATACGCAAGAAAATGAATTTATACGAAACAGCTCTTATAGAAACACATTGATAGCTAAGCTCTGCGGTAAATTAACTAATAATGCATTGATATTGGTGGATTATATAGAACATGGAGAGCGTTTATTAGAAACGCTGCAAACTATATGTGAAGACAAAGATGTATACTTTATACAAGGTAGTGTTGATACAGAACAACGTAAGATTATACAAGACTATATGGAGTCTCAAAAAAACGTAATCGTAATAGCAATTTCAAAAATCTTTTCTACAGGTATTAACATTAAAAACTTACATTATATTATATTTGCTGGAGGTGGAAAAGCTAAGATAAAAATAGTTCAAAGTATAGGTAGAGGACTGCGCTTGCATATTGATAAAGAAGAGCTTATAATCTTCGATATTGCTGATAATTTACGATATGGTCAACGTCATGTCGAGCAACGATTAACTTTATATGATACAGAGCACATAGGTTATACGTTTAAACAATTTTATGAAACCGAAAAGTAAAAAACCAAATAAAAAAACTTACTATGTTAGTCCAAAGAGATTCTTACAACTATTAAAAGAGTATTATGAATCAGATGATTTAGTCGAAGAGCTAGCAGAATCTACCAGTAAGATTGCTGTTGGTTTGAGCTATTCTCCGAATTTTATAAACTATAGTTATAAGGATGAGATGATTGGTGACGCAATAGTTAAAATGATTGCTGCTGTTAAAAATAAAAAGTTTAATCTTGAGTCTACCTCTAATCCTTTCTCGTACTTTACTACAATTGCTTATCATGCGTTTATCAATAGAATTAAAAAAGAAAAAAAGTACAGAGAAACTATTACAGCATATCAAGAGCAATTATATAGTGACTTGGATATAAACGAACCAACATCAAGGAATGCTCCACAAAAAGATTACGATAAAGAGTTGTACACGTAAATGCCTTTAGACTCAACAGATAAAGTTAGTTTCTTCACTGACTTACACTTAGGCTTACATCAAAACAGCGAAAAATGGCATGATGTAACTTATAAGTGGGCAAAGTGGTATACAAAAGAACTTAAACGTAAAAAAATCAAAAAGATAATTTTTGGCGGTGATTTATTTCACTACAGAGACGAAATAAATGTTAAAACATTATTTTTTGCAAATACACTACTAGATCTGTTTAATGATTTTGAAATATTAATGATCCCAGGAAATCATGATGCATATTACAAAGATAACTCTAGTGTTCATTCTTTATCAATATTAAACAATAGATCTAATATAACAGTCTTCGATAAACCTTGCGTTGAGGTAATATCAAATAAGCGCATCGGTTTCTGTCCGTGGGGCACGGAAACAAAAGATATTCCAGATGACTGTGATTTAATAGTCGGTCACTTCGAATTACAAAACTTTAGCTTTAATTCTTTTAAGATTTGTGAGAATGGTATGGAGTCTGCCGATGTATTAAACAAATCTAAGCTAATTTTTTCAGGACATTTTCATAAAAGACAACATCGCAAGTATGATAACGGTGAAATTGTATATACAGGTAATCCATTTGAAATGGACTTTAATGATATTGGAGATTCAAAAGGATATTATATAATAGATTTAGCTCCCGAAGAAATAGAATATAAATTTTATAAAAACACTATCTCTCCAACTCATGTAAAGGTAAACCTATCCAATCTAGATACACTTAAAAGTATTGCAAAGAAAAAGGGCTGGTCTAATCTCGCAATAAAAGTTGTAATAGATAAAGATGTAAAATCTAATTTATTAGATAAGATTATCGCATCGATAAATTTTGAAGCACCTTTTTCGTTTACTACAGATTATTTACATAAATTTAGCATAGGAGACAACGTCAACCTAACTAATGAATTTGGAGACTTGAATATTAAACAATGCATCATAGAATATATTGAATCTCTTGATGTAGAAGATAAAGTTGAGGTAATTACCAAAACAGTACACTTGTATAATAAGTTTTCATGAAGTACGTAGATTTTAGCTCAGTGAAGATTCGGAAC